ATTCAGTCTCCTCTCTCTATATCAAAATTTTTGGAGACGACAATATTGTGGGACTTACTGAAGACTTTTCACAAATGTTGGATGAGGAATGGCTTAGATCCATTCTCATGAAATTTTGTTTGCGACTTAAATTTTTAAATGTTGCTTATAAAACTGACAAAGATCCTCTCCATGGAATAACTTTCCTAGGGGCCTCTTTTGGATTTAGAAGAGGTATCTGGATCCCAGTTTTTCCAACAGCTCGATTAGCCTATTCAGTTTGCTATGATATCAGAAAATTAGATATCGAAGCTTACATCTCTAAGCTGTTCTCTCTCTTCATAATGAGTTATGGGGATTTGGACTTTTTCCACCATATGCGTGGAGTTTTTCAATCTTTTTGTGAACAACCTAAAGTGCTAGATTCAACCAGCACTATTGTTCGAGCCTATCGACAATACGTCCTCATTAATGAGGATGATGTTCACAAGTTTTACGCCGGCTACGAAGGAAGCACGATTGACCCAGCCCATTTTAATTTTTCGTGGGCGCTTCACGGGTCTGAATGACTAACCGAACTAAAACAGAGGACGCGTAACCTCTTAGAAAACACGGTATTGGAGGGGGAGGATATAAAATTTATGGATGTCTTGTCTAACACACAATTGCCTGCCAGATATAGGAGCAATCCTAATCTCGCTATCAGAGATCTTGTGGGATCAAAGCAACTTTTGGACTCTAGTGTCCCTGCTTTGACTCTTGCTTTGGATCCTGCTCATGACACAAAGGTCAATGGAACTCGGGGCTTACCCTCGACTAATCCTGCCCAAGTCCTTTGTTTTGATCGCGTTATGGAGTGTCCAATCACAAAATCAACCTCCCCTGTTCCTATTGGGACGGACAAATGGAATTTTGCCGTTACCACTTATCCTGTACAAGGTAAGATTTCTGTCACAAATGGTAATCTATATGGGTCAGCTATCCTTACACCAGTTGCTATCACCGCAGGATACCTTGGAAATGTCGTTATCACTTATGCCGACGATGGTGCTGATTTCGACCCTCTTGTGGTTGCAGGAGTTTCATTAAATTCTCAAATGTTAAACCTTCCTGATGACCTTATGGACGGAATGAACTACCTCATTGGAATGGGGGTCGAAATCATTTGTGATAGTTCAGAATTGAACACCTCCGGAACTTTAACAACAGCAAGTTTTCCTCAAGGAACTGCTATTGATCGAGCTGCTTATCAGATGCTCGAAGCTACAACTATGGAAACTCCTATTTCAGGAGTTGGACCTGATGGAAAACCTTTTGAACATATTATTAAAACTGCAGGCGTAAACGCCTACGGACCATACACTATGCAAC